GGCAGGTCGTAGCTGAGAACTATTCAAATTTCTCCTCCCAAGACTGAGCCAACTCCTCATAGCTCTTATCAAGGTACTCAGTGTATATGTTGTGGGCCGTGGCCGCTCTCCTTAAGTCTGCGCGCCACTTTTCATATACTAGTTCTCCATGAAGGAAGGTTTCCAGCAGCATGGTAATAATAGAATAAACAGCTAACTCTTCAAGCTCGCCCTTTCCACTCACCATGTGACCCATCTTTTCGATGGAATCCATATGCAAAGCACCCACTCTCACACCTAAGCGTGGGTGATAAACACTCTTCCTTTTTAGAAAATCAATGAGGTTACGGTCCATCATCTCTGGGGGATCATCACTCTTGGCTGCATCAGTAATTTTCATTCCAATGCTACTAAAGTATTTCTCCCTCATTGAAAATTTCGTAAACTCACGCACCTCCGGCCTTGATCCTGCCTGGCCATCATCTCCATAAGTGATGATGCGCTCATTATCTCTGTAGCAACCTAAGGCTTCAAATCTCTCCTTACCCAAATGTTGCATCCCGTTGATGTAAAAGGCTATGCGGTTGTGCAATGAATTCTCGATTGAATTCCCGTAAACAGTCACTGAATTTCCAGACGACCATAAAAAACAAGATATGATAGTGCCATTCCAATTGATGATAGGGTTCCGTAATTCATCAGCAATAGCATCCATAATATCTAAATCCTCCCCAGAATAACCAAATGCCTCTGCAATTCTCCTCATTATGTTAAGAGAGGCTATCATGACGTCGAGGCTCCTCCGCAAATCGTACTTGGAATAGTCCCAATCAACCATCATGTTGTCCGTTGCCAGTTCTTGAACGTATTGCATGGTCATCTCCCACTCTGGACCAGCGCAATTAATCCCAACTGCGCATTCAGATAAATGCGGGTGACGTGAAATGAACTCAATTATTGGTAAATAGTACTGACGCACGACCAAAGCAAATAGACACTCAAGGATGTAAAAAATTCTAACTTTGTCTGAATCAGCTTCCACTACCTCGTCCTTCAGGCACGTCTTAGTCCACACGCCATACTTCTTTCCAGACTTGAAACATGCGATCATCTCATTAAAATGAGCTAATGCTTTATCGGTCAACTTGTATTGTTTAGCGCTTGAAGGCAATGATTGTATTTCTTCAAAAAGATCGCTGTACATCTTGGCTCCAGCTCCAGTTCCAATGGGACCTATTGCTGAGTGCATATTCACAATCTTCATGTATATTGCTTCAGGTATACCATTTACCATTTC